GGTCAACGTCTGCGCGGGTTGCCTGCTCGACCTCGATGCTGCCTTGGTCAAACGGCGGCGGCGTCATCCAGTTGATCTCATTCGGGCGCCTCTCAGGGATCTGCATCGCTGGTCCGAGGACGAGATCGAGGCGACCTCTGGAAGCGGGCACCTTGAGCGGGGGAATGATGCTGATACTGGCGCGGTCAACCCTATAGTCCCTCTGCACCTTCACCTCTTCCTGCGCCGACTGGACGATCTCAGGGATTCCGCGGCTTTCGAGGAGCGGGCGTGTGTTGCGCTCGCGGGGCAGCTCGATGAAGGGATACATCTGATGCTCGTAGGGCATCAGCTCATGCAGGGCGACGGAGTCGGTGATGCTGTAGCTGACGACAGTGCGGGTGACTTTGGTGGCGCCGGTGCGGTCGTCGTGCTCTTTGCGGTAGACGTGCCACACTTCGATCAGGTCGCGCATCTGCTCGTAAAGGAACTGGTCCGAGCGGTGGATGTTCATGTGGATGCGCTTCATCTCGCCGCGATGCTTCACCGCGCGCTCGACCCACTCCTTGTCCCAGCCTTCCAGCGCGGCGCGCTCGCGCAGCTCGAACTCGCTGAGTAGCTCGCGGCGGGCGATGAAGGGGGCCCTCTGCAGGGAGTCGGTCTGGATTGGGAAAATCACGTCTTCCCATGCTTCGAGGGCGCGCACCACCGGCTTGCTGGAGAAAATATAAGGGCTTTCCCACTCGACCTCGCCCTTCTCGCGGAGTTGGCGAACCTTGGAGACGCTGCCCAGCTCCGGCACCACCTGACCGAGAAGCTCCGCGGCCAGCTCCTCCTGAGCCGGATCGAGGACGACTTCGAGGAGCGCCTGCAAGTTAGGATCTTGCGTCTCCTCGATCATCATCATGGCTTCTTCGAGCGTGAATCGCTTCACCTCGACGCGGGTCTGGCGCTCCCAATCGACGGCCATGACAGCGAGGCCGTAGGTCTCTCTAAACTCTGCCGCCAAGCGGATCTCGCGGCGCATGTCGTCGGCACAGTGGCTGTGCAGGAGCCAGCGAAGCACAGTCTCGGCGGCGTTCTTCTTCGGGGCGTCCATCACCTCGACCGGCTGGACTTGCAGGCGCGACTTGAAAAATGCGGACGTCAAAGAGATAACCCTCTCCCGAATTATCGATTCAGCCATTCGCACGGAAACGTCCGAGCTGTTTTCCCAAGGAAAAACTTTCTTGCCGTAGAAGGCTTGGTGCTTGCGGCCGTCGTCGCTCTGTCCGGCCCAGATACAATACCGGACGTTGAAATTCTTGAGCTTGCGATGCAGGTAACCGGAGCCGTCGTGGTCCGCCTGATCGATGTCGCTGATCATGCGCGTGATTTTGTCGCGGTCGAGTTTCATTAGATCAGGACGGTGGTTTTGCGCGGGGTATACTTAATCGCGCACTCAGGGTTCCGTTTTAGAAACCAGTGGCGGAATGTTTTGTCAGACCAGCAGCCGTCACCTAGATGCTTCTGCCACGCAAAATAAGCATCGGCCGGAACGTCCATAACGTGCTGACCGATGCCGTCTACAGTGCAGTGTTCTAACTGGTCGTTGACCTGTTTGGCTTTGCGAGCTTCGATAGCGGCCATCACCTGCTGTGCGCGCCATCCTGTCTGCAGCTCCTCTTTGACAAGGTGAGCCAGCTCGTCATCCATGTCGCCGACCAGATCGGCGAATATATTGTCTGACATCCTAACTTCTGCCGTCCGACCCGCATACGCAGTGCGGACGGCAGTGTGTTAAGACGCGATCTTAGAGATCGTTTAGGTCGGCAACCGCGAGGTAGATGTGGATCTCACCAGCGGTGACGGTGTTCAGCGCCTTGGCCGAAGTCGCCGTAAAGGCGGCAACAACCGACTGGCTGGCTGCCGTGATGGCAACCGGAGCCGTGACGGTCATCGCCTTGTAGATAACCTCGGTGGCCGCACCGAGCGTTTCGGTGCTGGACATGATGGACGTGGCCGAGGCGGTGTTGCCGAGCGTGTAGGCAACAGCGTCAACCGTGCCATCGCTGGAGACCAGCGGGGTGACGAGCTTGTGCGCGGCGTTGCTGATGACCGAGCCAGCAGGGACCGCCAGCAGACTCAGGGTCTGCGTGTTGGTCGCGCTGGTGAAGTCGCTTGCTACGACGACGGCCTTATGCGTGAAGCCGGTTGCGGCTTTGGTTTCTGCGGGAAGTTCAAACACTTTCATCTGATTAGTTTTTTCTAGTTAGTTGTTAAGAGTTTGAATTAGGCGGTGGCTGCGAACTTGCCCATATTTTTGGGCGACATAACCGCGAGCGACACAATACAATCGACCAAACCTCTCGGTCCACCACCGCTGTCTTGCAGCTCTTGGAAGCGCGGCTTGCGGCCGTAGCGAAGCATGACGCTCTCAGGCGACATGATGTAACCGCGAGCATACTTCTCGGCGTCGGTGGAAGCGTTGGCGGCCAAAAATAGGCTGCTGACGATTTCCAAAGTCGAAAAATCTCCTTCGTAGAACGAGATATTCGAGACGAGACGATCCGAGCTGGCGGCTTGCGCGGTCTGGCGCAGATTGAACACGTTCGAGGTGCTGTTGACCGTGAAGCGCGTGAAGTTAGTGATGGCTTTCTTGAGGGAAGGGCCAGCAACCAAGACCAAGCGATCCTGTGAACCAGTCTGCTCATAGATGCTCTGCAAGACGTTCTGCAGGGCGCTCTCGGTGAGCGAGGCGGTCGCGGTCGTGTTGATCGAAGCGGACGGAGTGCGCTGAGAAACCGGCACAGGCAAATCAGTCTGCGCGCTGGATTTCACCCACTCGCCCAATCCACGAAGTTTATAAGCGACGCTGCCGGAACCTTCGACGGAGTCGTTGTCCGAGCTGATGGTCGCCTCGACATCGCGTTTGACTTCCAAAATTGTCTTGGCGATGGCCTTTGAAAATTCCTTGCGACGGCCAATGGCGGCAACGTCAGCGAGGTTCGCTTGGAAGTCCGACACGCGGGCAGTGCGACGAATTTTTTGGCTACGCGCGCTGAGAAGAACGCGGTTTGCGGCTGCATCCGAGAAGTCGGTCACATCGGACGAATCAACAACGCCGTCTGTGGACGGAGCGTTGTACGAATCGGCCAAGTAACTGTAAACGGCAGGATTGCTGATGTCGGCGCCGACGCGAGCGATGCTCGAAGAAATCGGCGTGTTTTTGTTATCGACGTAGGTAAGAACGTCAAGGATGTCTTCCCTATTTCCAACGGAGGGGAAGAGCTGTCCGGCTGGGGAACTCATTGTAAGTGTTTCTTTCTAGTGTGAGGTTTTGTTAACTAAACAGAGCCTCCGAGACGTAATCGGCAAGGTCATCAACCCTGCCACTCGACATAACTCTGTCTCTTGCCGCTTTAGAAACGGCTCCTTTGGTAGAAGTTTTCGGTGCGCTAATCGGATTCGCTGGGGTAGGTGTCTTTGCGATCTTATTAGACGAGACTTTCTTTGACGCGGCGGCTTTAGCGTTGGACGCTGCCTGCTTCGCCATGAGCTGCTGCTCACCGTAGAGCGCCAAGCCGACCCAGTATTCATTTTGCGGGAGCCTCAATAGCTCCGGCGCCTGCTTGATCGTGGCTTGGTACGCTTGGTTGAGCGCGCTGCCTTTCTTGAAGAGGTCGGGGAACAGGTTCTTAGCCGCTTCGACTGCTGGTTGCCTTTGGGCAAGCCATTCGCGTCGAGCGGGAGCATGCACCGTCAAAACGTCGTCTGCACGAATCAGGTAGTTTTTTACCTCATCGGCGTCAACGTAGACCTCGGTGCCGTCCGGTCGTTTGACCGTGGCGCCGTCTGTGTTGCGCAAAGCCCAGCGGCGAACCTCCTGAGCGCTCTTAATTTTCGCATCAAGCGCTTCGGCGGTATCGACATCGGCGAGCGGGTTCTCCGCGCTAGGCTGCAGGATCGGGCGCGAAGCCTCATTGACCTGCGATTCCAGCTCGGCGAGGCGCTTTTGCGCTTCCTCGTATTGCGATTTGACGGAGGCGGCCTCTTCGGCTGCGGCTTTCTTTTGCGCCGTCAGCTTATTGATGCGCTTCTGGACGTTGTCCGGTGATGGCGCTTCGCCTTCCTCGTCTTCGCTGTCCTCGGAATCTTCCGAGTCGCCAGACTCTTCTGTGCTGTCCTCTTCGGAGGTTTCCTCGGTGTTCTCCTCGGTTTCCTCTTCGTTTGTCTCGTCTTGTAAAAGATCTTCGGCTTCGTCAGCCGACTTCACTTCTTCCAGTTTCTGTTCCGGCATGCCGCCAGACAGCTCCTGAATAGCTAGTGAAACTACATCTACATCAGCGTCGTTCGACGCCACTTTCCCTTCCGCCATGGTCTAAACCTCCCAAGATGGTGCCAGAGAGTTCGTCTCTCAGTCCGATCAACACCCAGCGCCATGAAAGCGCACTCCACGTTGATACATCTAGTATTCGGTAATACTGAACGGATGTCCAGTAGTATTTTAAGGCAGGCGCGCGGCCATAGGCGGGAAGGTATCGCTATGTGATACTTCGCTTATGTCGCCGAGCGACATTTCGCGGGTGTGGCGTGGATAGGATCGGCTATAGTTCTGCACAAGTGATTGCACTTTGTGTCACCTTTTGTGCGGTGTTTTTGTGACAAAGCGTAGGATAGCACGCGCCGAGTTATACGTTTTGCAACAATCTGTCAGTTTGTGACAGCTTCACGCTACACTATGCCGGTGTAGTGTTGCGGAATGCTTACACTTGCGGCTGGGAACTAAATCACGCTTGGACTACGGCGCAGAAAGTATGCAGCGGTCGCCGCGGCGACCCTACTGGGGTTAAGCGGCAAGATGCCGCTCCTACTTTATCAGCGTGAACGCCATGGCGCCGCACGCCAGTAACATGGCAACCATGCAAAGCCAAACGATGAGGCTGGCGCGAGACATGTATTGCCAATGTGCCCAAGCGCCCAATCCAAGCACGGCGCAGGTGGTGATGACCACAACAAAAACCGCTCTCATGGGCAAAGAATAACCGCGATCAAAGTTGGCGGCAAGTTGCTACTGAGCCCTTGAGGCTTCGGTGCGGCGTTGCTCCAAGGTGTCCCAGAGTTCCTGCAGCGCGCAGAGCTGACCGGCGGCGTGTGCGAGATATCCGCCCTCCCTCGAGGTCGCCATCGTGCTGCACAGCGTGACGGCGTCGGCGATGCGGTCCTGCAGCTCCGTCATTACGGCCAAGTAGGCATTAGGCGCCTGCTCGCGGCTGAAGGCGAGAGCGCCCTTCGGGTCGTAGTTGTCGGACACGGCATAGCGGTCCACCGGTATGGTTTTGGTTTTTGTGAACATAAGCTATTGGCGGCGGTGGCGGGCCTTGATACCCGCTGTGTCACATATTCTGATGTTATTTTGTGACGCTCCGCTGTCCGGCCGCGTGTCCTTCCACGCCGCACCGCCATGAGTTTAAGTTGTTTGAGTTCGGGGTTTGCGAATGGCGAATGGTTATATCCAGAAGGGATACATGACGTTGTTGGCGGCGACGACATGCGGGCCGCACTCGCGGCAGATGGGGCCGAGCTGTTCGTCCACCCCATGGATGTCCTCGATACGAAGCTGCTTAGAACACACGCCACAGCGCGGCGGCTCTTTGCTGCGTCCGCGCCATGGCCTTGCGCGCGGGGGCGGGGGAACAACACCGGAGATGGCCACTAGTAGCTTCCTCCTCCGCGGGACATTAGCGTCTCGCCGTCCACGTTTCCGGCGCCGGAGAGCGCAATGAATTTCACGCAGTCAACCGGATCTTTCGTCGCGCCCTTCTTGCCGTCCGCTCCGGTATATGTCGCCAGCGCATAGATCGTGTTCTTGCAACGCTCCGAGATATAGAGCTTCGGCTGGTTGAGCGCGCTAATGGGCTGCTCGTTGTTGTAGTGCAGCATGGAGTTGACCATGGCGACACCCTCGTCAATCGAGTCGGCCGGTGCGGCGAGGAAATCCACACCCAGCTCGCCCATCTCATCGATCAGGGTTGTCGGCATCTCGCGCGCGAGCGTCGGCGCGTTGCCAAAGCGACTGTCCATGTATCTCTCGAAGATCTTCTCGCCGTTCTCGACGCGCTTGATCTCTTCGACGTATCGCTCCAAGCCAAAGCCGAAGTCGCTCTGCGCCGGTCCCGCTTTGCCGTCCATCTTCTTGCCGTCCGGCAGCGCCCACTCTCCGGCATATCCGATAGATGGGATATAGTCGTCCATGCTTGGCCATT